CGCCAAAATCTTTTACGTTTACTGGCGCACCAGTAACCATTGAATAAGAAACTTTTGTGAGAGACATGGTTTTTCCTTAAACGGTGTACATTGCGAAAAGACCTATCAAGTTGCCAAAGTTGTCTGTGGCAGTTGACAGCTCCGTAGCTTGCACATACGACACGCTAGAGTTAGATGAGTTTTTTGTAAAATAAAGCCTTGTGTTTGATACGTCAACAACAACTCCAAGGTTGGTAAGTGCTGTCCCCAAGTTCCAATTTTGCATGATGCTGACTTGCCCATACCCCCCAAGAGCAGACGGCGTAAAGGGCAGGCCAGTAATGTACAGTTGACCGCTAGCAGTGCCCAAATCTGGCGTTCCTGTGGTTCTAATATCAGCCCACAGAAAAACAGTGCTACCAACTCGTCTGTAACGACCCGATGTAACTGCGCCAATCGTCCCAAACGCGCCCGATGTTGGCGTGTAAACCGGCGTCCAAGTGCCTTCTTCATAGTCATCCAACAACTGGCTTGTCATCCCCGCTGCGGGAGTGTTGGCGCTGAAGTCGATGCCTTTGCCAGATGTGCCGATGACGAGGTTGCCTGTGTTGACGGTTACATCGCCACCACTTGCAATGTTAAGTCTTGCCGTTGGAGTAGTGCTTCCAGCGGGAACAGTTTCAAACTTGATTCTTCCTGGCAGATCGCCAGAGGCTTGATTCCCATCTGCTTCAAATTTAATGCTACAAGAATGTCTGTATGGAAATGATCCAGCAGCATTAAAAACTTGACCTGTAAGCATCCCAATTAAATCACCAGACTGAAGATTTGTTGGTGATGCTTGGGTTCCACGAGAACGCATTAGCCCAAGAAAAGCACCATTAGCTGCTGCTGTGTTTTCATGTGCAGCTATTGTTGTGCCGGTATAACTATTGGAAGCAACACTTAATGCTGGCGTACCGTAATTGTTTGAAGCGGATGCTGCAACACCTAAATTAAGGTTGCCACCTTGCGTTAAAGTAAAAAGTGTTGTTGATCCAGCGCCATCCATAACCGCTAAAGCATTAGTTGAGTTGGAATAAACTTGAGCAGTGTTTGATCCTCCTGCCGCCAAAATAACTTGATTTTGTGCAGTTGAGTTGATGCGAACAGGTGCAGCACCTGAGACATCAAGTAATCTTGATGGCGTAGTGCCAATTCCTAAATTAGTTCCATCAAAAGTTAATGCGCTGCCAGAGGTAGCCACCTTAGACCCGTTCAAGTACAGCACACCGTTGGCTGTGCCGCCGGAGAGGGTGACATCATTGGCGCTAACTGATCTACCAGCAGTCAGGTTAGCAACGCTGACATTCTTGGTCGTGCTGCTTTGGACAAGAGGAACAACCTCAGTTCCTGCTAAGGGGGTTGTTGCGCCTGTTAGGGCGCTGATTTTAGTGTCTGCCATAGTAATTCCCCTTATGCAGCCAAGTTAGCCATTGCTTTCCAAGTTCCTGGGGTTCCTGCTGTCACACATACCCATCCAGGTGTGCCACCCGCAGATGGAGTAGTGTTTAATACGACATCACCACGTTTCCATGTTCCAGTTGTTGGTACTGCTGTTCCTGAAAAATTTGTAAAGTTACTTGATTCAGCCGATAAAAGATCGAGGTTCGACCCCAATTCAGCTAAAACTGGGGCAGTGACTTGACCAACACCCGCAACAGATGCAAGATTTCTAAACCCAAATTGCAACGTGCCTGTAGTTGGAAACTGAAAAATACCTCCTTTAAAAACCCAATTGTTGTTGTTGCTGTAGTAATCTTCTACAGCGGTAGCCTTTACCCAAGCAACAATGTTTCCATCATTAGAAAAATTATGCTTTGTCCATGCTCCAAAAACAAAAAACTTATTATGAAAAGCTGGAAACTCAGAAGCATCTAAAGTAAATCCAAAAATATCTGTACTACTAGCACCAGCAGTTGTTATATCCCACACTGGCGCTTTTGGATTTTGGTCAAACTCAACAGATGATCTAGTCCATGTACCACCACCAGAACCACCAATAATTACCGCCCATTGGTTCAAATCCAATAGAGCAATGTTTCTATTACTAGCGCCGAGAAACTCAACAGATCGACTTGCATTGGCTGCGTTTAGATTTCCATTACCCATTGGAGTAATGTTTATATTTTGTGAAAAGCCTTTGTTACCGTTGATTTGTAAGTTTTCTGGGAAGCCATAAGCGGTACTTGCTGAAACAGCATTGTTGCCGTAGTACTCAACCAATTTAATTCCATCATCATCCCAACAGCCTGTCACGGCAAGACTAGCAGCACCAGGAGCAAAAATAAATGTGTCTGATCCACTACCTGTAGGAGCCGTAAAACAAGATGTCACTGTGACAGTTGATGGTGTTGCTTTGGCAATCGTTGTTGCTGTTCCAGCACCGTTAATAATAATATCTGCTTTTACCAACACCGATGTAGGACTGGTAAATGTAAAACCAACAGTTGAATTTCCCTCAAAGTAACAAGCATCAATGGAAAAACCCTGCATAGAATTAGCCGACAAAATTCCACAAATTTTGTTAGTTTCTATAGTGCAAGACTCAATCTTTACTCCTAATGACCCTGCAACTTTTATTCCAACACCATCATTAAGAAAGATTTTGCACGAAGAAATAAGAACGGCGTTGTTTTGTACTCCTAAAGTGCTAAGATCAAGCCCATCACCTGTGTTGTAACTTAACTCTAAATTTTCAAATAAATTACACCAACCATAACCAATTTGCATTGCGGCTAACAATGTGCCTGAAACTCTAAAATTAGAAAAAGTTGTGTGGTCAGTTACTCCTTGGTATCCATAATTTGCCAAAGAGTTTCCGTTTAGATTGATACCATCAAAGCAGGAACGAGTGGTAAGCCCTGAGTCGCCAATATTTGTTGGCCCACTAATCATTGCATTCATTGCAGCGCCAGCAGTAATGCGAGTATTACTTACACCACCAGCGCCACCTTTACTCTCACCATAAAGGTTAATTGTCTTGTTCCAAACAATTGGTGTGTCAATACGATAATTTCCAGATGGAAAATAAACAGATGTTCCTGGGAATGTTCCAGCAATATCCAAAGCCGCCTGAATAGCAGCCGTGTCATCCGTAACGCCATCGCCCACGGCACCGAAGTCTTTGACCGACACGCTTTCACGCAGCTTGGCCTGGACTGTGGTGAGGGCCGCGCCAGTGCCTGCCGGTGTATATTCGACATAGTTAGCTTTGGTTTCTGAAATAGAGGTTGTCTGCAAAGACATCATCTCAATATCAGAATTCAAAGGAGGTGCTGTTGAGAACGTAACTACAGCGCCTGCGACAGTGTAGTTATCCTTTGACTGATAAACACCATCAATAAAAATATCAACGAGTTCTTCATTGATAATGCTATGCGCCATAGTGAAGTTTACAGTGCTACCATTGCCTGTAAACGTATCACGATAAAGAGAAGCACCACTAGAAGCGCCAACTTCTTGGACGTTGCCACTAGCGTCTTTAGTGTACAGACGACGAGAAGTAACGTTGACAGCGAGTTCGCCAACGGACAAGTCACCGGCAGTCGGCTCAGCCCCTGGAGTGGAGCTATACTTTGTGATAATACGAGTTGCCATAATTACTTAGCTTCTTTCTTAGAGGATGCTGACTTCTTCACTGGAGTCTCTTTAACTGGGACTTCCTTCTTCTGTTCTTCTTTCAATTCAAACCATCCAGCATCTTTGCGGAAGGATTCAATATCTCCGTCATTGTGGACTTCTGCAATAGTGCGTGGACTATCGCTGCCCACCATCTGAAATTTAACCATTTTAAAGATTCCTTTTAGTGGTTGATTGTCTAGTGAAGCACTCTGGAACAAAGCACTTTAGTAGACAGGGTAGCCCCTAAAGACTACCCTGAAGTTGGATATTAAGCCAACACGATCAGCGGCACACAAGCCTCATCACGCAGTTCTGCAACACCGTACAGGGTGTCAGCAGTGTACAGCGTAGCGAGGTACTGTTGCATGTACTGAGTCTGTGAGCGAACGCCCATTTGCTCAGCCAGGACGAAAGCGTCTTTGTGCAGCATCAAGCAAACACGGTCAGTAGCGGTGTTACCAGAAGCGGTATCGCAGTTGGTGGACACAAACACTTTAACGCCATAAACGTCACCGATTTGACCGTTACGGATGGTGTTACCGCCGCCCATTTCGCCGACGAAGGCTTGCTCGGTGAAACGAGCCAGACCCATCATGCTGTTACGAGCAACAGGAGGAACAACCAAGAAACGACCATCCATAGGCACGTCATCATCGTCGAGCAACTGGATAGCCTTGCGGATACCTTGGTCAGCGATAGCAGCAGCGTTGGAAGTGCCGAAGGTGTAAGCAGCACCGGTAGAACCGATGATACCACCAGCGTATTCGGTGTTGGCAGCGTTACCAGCGTTAGCACCACGACCCAGACGGATCAGATCGGTGTCAACTTGTTTAGCCAAAGCGTAACCAGCGTCAGATGTATAGAACTTACGCAGCGAAGCCAGAGCTTGCACTTCGGTGATGTCCTCGATCATACGGCTGTATTCGTAGTGCTTGTTCACCACGACTTGGACTTCGTTCTCTACAGCAGTTTGCAGAGTAACTTGGGTCTCAGACGACTTGGCAGATGCCACGCCACGAGTGGGCTTTGGAATATGCAGCGTATCGCCTTTTTTGCCTTTGAAAGACATCTTGTTGACCAGATTGGCCATAACAAGGTTCTTCTTATAGGCAGCGATGACTTCATCACTCCAAATTTCTGGGATAAATACAGCAGCGGACGTGTTCGTTACGCTATTTGTGGGGGAAAATTCTCCAGCCATGATATAATTCCTTAAAAGTTTTAAAAGATTTTAGTTTGGTTTGTTTTCGATCAGTAGACACGCTTCTCAGCATAGGCCTTCATAATTTCAGGCTCCAATGCCATGTAGCGATCTGGATCACGGTTCATCAAGTCGATGATGTCTGTCCTACGATAGCGCTTCTTAGAAGCCGGTTCGCTAGAGCCTTGAGAAGAACCTGTTGAGGCAGCTTTGACGGCGTTAGTACGCTCTTTCATCTCTACCTGTTTGGTTCGCTCTACAGCCTGTGCGCGCTCCTTCCAATTACTCAGAAGTTCGTTAGCCGCCTCAGCATCAAATCGTTGGTCAGCCCTGACGAAGAGTTCCTGACGTACTTTGCTTTTACCAATCCAATCGGCGAAGCTCTGTGATGTCACAATCTCTTGAAAGTCAGGATGGGTTGCTTTCAAATTTGCCAGTGCTTCAGCTTTTCGCATACTCGCTGTGACCTGTTCAGCCTCACGAATCTTCGGGTGTTTAGCAATGGCTTTGTCAATAGCTTTCTGAGGATCGGTAAAAAAGTCAACTTCGTCCTCTCCCTCATCAGCGACAGTTTTTTCGGGCAGTTTATTTGCTTGACTCTTAACAAAGTCGTCTACGATTCTTCGGAGTTCACCGACTTCACTTCCCTGGCGACCAAGTGCCTTCTCTGCTTCAGCATGCATCCGGGCAATCTCTTTAGCAGATTTACCTCGATACTTCTCTGGAAGCTCGTCGTCATCTTGTGCCGCACCAGCAGGATGCTCCGCAGACTTTGGCTGTTCCTCTACCTTAGTAGCGGTCTTGCCAAAATCGTCGATGTTCCCTACCTCAAGTTGTTCTGAGGTGGTGTCGTCATTAACATTGTCTTCGTTAGTGTGTTCAACAAATTTTGCAGTCATTTTGATTCTCCGTGGTTAAAACCATTATGGAATTATACAATGTGTGGGTTACTAGATTACTCTAGGCCACTCTGTTTACGCTCTTGAGCGAGTTTCTCAGCACGTTTGCGTTCCCATGAGTGATAAGCTCCGGGAAAGTCTCCTGTGATGCCCTCAAGTTTCACACGAGGCATGCTGATAATTCGTTCGGCGGTTTCGTCACATTCCTTGCACTGGATTGACCGTATTTCGGTTTCCGTAAATGCCTCTGAAATATGACCGTGGGGACACTGGAATTCATAGAATCTACGCATCAGAC